ACAGGAATTGATCGAGTTGAAGCACTGGAAAATAACAACGATGCCCACAAATGGACGCGTGAAGAGTTAATTGAAATTAAGAAAACTTACAAAGAAAAACTCAAAGCATTAAAATCTTAATGTTGTAAAAATACAACACTTAAAAATAAATGATAAATAACTAATAAAAGTGTTGCATTTAATTATAATTGTGTTATTATAACTACATCGGGTAAGCAATAATGCAAACCCACAAACGATGGAGATATAAAATGAAACATGCATTTAATAATACCCAAGTTGAAATTATTAAAGATGTAACTGGCAATGGATTAACTTTTACAAAAGACGGTAAAACTTACACAATTACTCAACAAGCATATATGTGGGATTCTGAAACATACAGGGCGCAACTAGAATGCGAAGGTGAAGAGTTTGGGATTGTTGTGTGGGATATTATTGACATTAATTGTGACGACGAAAGCAACGCATGTGATTGGGATAAGTTTAACGTATATCAATAAGGATCGCACCAATGGCAGACATAGCAATATTAACAATATTATTATTTTTAGCGTGGGGAATCGTTGGATTTTTTGCGAATGGTGGTAAGTTTTACATTAAACATGGGTATTTATATGCTAGGTGTGAGGTTATGCGTGACCCGCTTACTATTGCAATAAGCGGCCCGATTATATGGATATTTTATGCAAAATATGAAAACTAAAAACCCAGTAGGCCGCCCACCAGTTGCCGACAAAGGCAGGAATCGCAGCTTTAAGCTCACTGATGCTCAGTATGCAAAATTAAAGTTATTGGGTGGGGTAAAGTGGTTTAAAAAAATAATTGAGGAAACTTATGTCAGCAGACCATAGAAAACAAAACGAAGATAATTATTGAGAGGTCAGGAAGCATCTAGAACGCAAGTATAGGGGGTAAGCATGGACTTTGATACGTTAGAATCAACAAAAGAACGCCTAGCTAACTGGCAGCGTGCATTTAGAAATAATATCCATTATCGCGTTACTGCTTCACTTGAAGGAAGCTATAAATGCCCACAATGTTGGGAGGAAAAGCAGGTTAATTCAATTGTTGATACTATAGATGCATTGACGGTAGAACGCGCTGTTATCAGATTGCCAAAAGTAAACAAGGCTATAGTTAAATATAATTACTTCGAGAATTATAAAAACTTGCAGGGATGGTGTAGAAAGAATCAGATACGTATAGATCAGTTTGAATCGGAGCTGCAAAGAAGTATTTGCATGATTCATAATTTATTACATAAACCTGTTGCATAATAAAATTACTTATGTTATTTTAACAGTACAATTTAATCCGCTTATGCGTGCACATTCTGCCTAATGGCAGTTTTGTTGACGGCAAAAGAAATAACAGCCCACTATATGTGGGCTTTTTTATATGTGGAAAATATGAGTGAATTAAAAGTAGGACACGCTACCGCAACGCTAATGCCTTTTGATGATAAAAGATTAAGCAAAGAATCCATGGCAAGATTATATTTTCTATCTCATGTATTTGTGCCTAAAGAACACAGGCGCAAAGGTGCGGCAACAAAATTGCTTGCACAGATAGCTAAAGAAGCAGATGAAGCACAAATAGCTGTTCTATTGGAACCTAAAGCATTTGATGATGAAGAATTATCAGGTGATGATCTCATAATGTTTTATTCACGTAATGGATACCAAATCATACAAGACGAACCATTATTGATGATTAGATACGCAACACCGCTTAATTTAATACCAAAGAAAACAGTATTAGCAATACTAGATAGATACGGAAATACAATCAATAGTTAGCGATTACTTTTATAATCGTGTGAAGGAATAATCATGGCCGGAAAAGTAGGGATGCATAAAAAAGTATTGCATCCAGGTAGATTAGAAGAAATGCGTAATAAAATACAATCTACCTTAATCATAAAAAAACTTGAGAACCACGTACTTGAAGGTGATGAAATGACATCATCACAGGTTAGTGCTGCTTTAGGTTTGTTAAAGAAGGTTGTTCCAGATTTATCTGCTGTAGAACATAGCGGAGAAGTTAATGTTGGATTCCATGAAATACTGTTAGCAGCACGTGAACGAGCTAGAGGTTGAGTTAATACAAGACATAGCTGGGTTCTATGATAATCCGCTAGGTTTTGTTAAATATGTATTTGCTTGGGGTGAAGGCTCATTAAAAGATGAATCTGGCCCTGATAAATGGCAAACATACGTACTTAATGAAATAGGTAGCGCTGTAAAGAATGGTTCAACTGTAGATGAGGCAATAAGAATTGCAATTGCTTCTGGTCACGGTATAGGTAAGACTGCTTTTGTAGCATGGGTAATATTGTGGTTTATCTCTACGAGAGAGTTCCCACAGATTGTTGTTACATCAAATACCGCAAATCAGCTCAGTGCAAAGACTTGGCGTGAACTTGCTAAATGGCATCGGTTAGCTATAAACAAAGAATGGTTCGAGTGGACAGCAACCAAGTTTTACCATAAACAATATCCTGACACATGGTTTGCATCTGCTATTCCATGGTCTATAAACAACAGTGAAGCCTTTGCTGGTACACATGAAAAACATGTTCTGGTTGTCTATGATGAAGCTTCCGGCATTCATGACCAAATATGGGAAGTAACCGAAGGCGCAATGACAACACCCGGCGCAATGTGGCTTGCATTTGGTAACCCTACAAAAAACACTGGAAGATTCCGTGAATGCTTCGGTAAGTTCAAACATCGCTGGTTAACGCAACAGATTGACAGCAGAAGCGCGAAGCAAGCCAATAACAAACAGATACAACAATGGATTGATGACTACGGAGAAGATAGCGACTTTGTGCGCGTTCGTGTTCGTGGTGTATTTCCTCGTGCTGGTTCCAATCAGTTCATCGGTGCTGATATTGTAGAAGAATGCAGAAAATACAAAGCTGAAGGTTATGAAGGTTTAGCTAAAGTATTAGGCGTTGATGTGGCAAGATTTGGCGATGACCAAAGCGTTATTATCAAGCGGCAAGGGCGTAAGGTTCACCAGCCTAACAAATACCGCGGATTAGACTTGATGCAGCTTGCATCCAAGGTTGTAGAACAGATAGACGAATTCAAGCCTGATGCTGTATTTATTGATGGCGTTGGCGTTGGTGCTGGCGTTGTTGACAGGGTAAAACAGTTAAGGCCGAGTGTTGCCATTATCGAAGTTAACGCTGGTGCAAGGCCTAGTGATTGCGAGAAATACTTTAACAAGCGTGCTGAAATGTGGGGATTGACAAGGGATTTCATTAAAGCTGGTGCAGAATTGCCAGATGATAATGAACTATGTGAAGAGCTGCAATCAACAGAATATGGATTTACACCCAAACAACAAATTCAGATTGAGAAAAAGGAAGATATGAAAGCTCGTGGATTAAGTTCACCAGACGTTGCAGATGCATTATGTCTAACCTTTGCTGAAAATGTGATTAAACATGAAGAAGCGAGTGTTCATGTTAGCTATTATAATGGTGACATGGGCTGGGCTGGATAATGGCTAAGAGCAAAGTATTAAAGACAGATAAATCTACTGTTGAGATGACCATTGTTGAGCGTGCCAAAGCATTCTATGAGCGTGCAAAGGTATATGAATCAGATCAGCGTAAAGAAGAACTGGACGATATTAGATTCTCTGGCTTACTTGAACAATGGCCTCCGCAGCTTAAAGCAATCCGCGAAGCTGACCCACAAGGTTCAAGGCCTTGTCTAGTTGTTGACAAGGTGAATCAGTATAAAAACCAGATTGTTAACCAGATGCGTCAGAATCGACCATCAATCAAGGCTAGACCTGTTGATGATGCTGGCGATATTGAAGTAGCAGAGATATATCAGGGAATCATCCGCCACATTGAAGATGCAAGCAAGGCAGATATTGCCTATGATTGGGCTGGTGAAGGTGCTGTAACAAGTGGCACTGGATATTTCCGTATTATCACTGAATATGTAGGTGATAGCTTCCAGCAAGAGATTCGTATTGCACGTATTCGCAATCGTTTTACTGTTTACTTTGACCCTGATGCAAAAGAGCCTGACGGTTCAGACCAGAAGGAATGCCTTATTACGATGATGGTCAAGCGTAGTGAGTTTAAAGAAATGTATCCTAATGTTGAGGTGTCTGAATGGAATGCATCAACAGGTGATAGTAATAATGATTGGTACGATAGGGATAATGTCCGTATTGCTGAATACTTCTATATTGAGAAAGTGCAGACTAAACTGTACCTACTTGAAGATGGAAACTCTATTTTCAAAGATGAGTATGATGAAAAGTACCTTGAAAAAGAATCAGAAGAAAAAGAAGAGTACGATACGGAAGGTGAACCAGAATCAATTGATGATACTGATGATTTAGAGCCAGAGGAAAGTTTACCTAAAGAACTGCCGCCAAAGATATTAAAGACTCGTGACGGATTCAAGTCAAAAGTAAAATGGTGCAAAGTAACTGGTGCTGATGAACTAGAATCAACAGAAGTCCCAGGGAAATATATTCCTGTTGTGCGTGTTATCGGAATCGAAACTGACATTGACGGTAAACTGCATTTACGTGGTATTGTGCGCGGTGTCAAAGATGCACAGCGCATGTACAACTATCAACGCTCAACTGTAGTCGAGACTTTATCGCTTGCCTCTAAAGCACCTTATGTTGCCGCTGCTGGGCAGATTGAAGGCTTCGAAGGTGACTGGGCTAGCTCTAATCGTGTGAATCGTGCTGTATTACGTTACAAGCCTGTTTCAATTAATGGAACATTAGCCCCTGCTCCGCAGCGTCAAGGTTATTCAGGTGTTCCGACTGGACTTATTCAGGACATGCAGACATCTGAGCATGACATTCAGTCCGCTTTAGGCATGTATCAAGCCTCTATCGGACAGGATAGCAACGCCAAGTCTGGCAGGGCTTTGAACGCGCAGCAAAAACAGGGAGACATGGCAACATTCCAGTTCCCTGATAACCAAAGCAAATCTATCAGACACGCTGGACGCATCATTATGGACATGATTCCAGTGATATATGACACGGCTCAGATTGTGCGTATCTTGGGGGATGATGGGACTCCTGATTATGTGCAGATAAATCCAGACCAACAAGGTGCGGTAACTAAACAACGTGATGAAAATGGCGAGATTAAGAAAATATATAATCTTGGCGTTGGCAAATACGATGTAACGATAACAACAGGCTCAAGCTATGCGACAAAACGCATGGAAGGTGCTGACTTCATGATGCAATTGGTACAGTCAAGTCCTGATTTGATGCCGATTATTGGAGATTTATTATTCAAGTCTATGGATATGCCTTATGCACAAGAAATCAGCGACCGTATAAAAAAGATGATGATGCCGTCACAATTGCAGGAACAGAAAGACGGTGAGACACCAGAAGTGCAACAAGTAAAACAACAGGCCAGCCAGTTTATCCAGCAGTTACAGCAACAACTTGAAGCAGCACATCAGGCTATGAGTGAAGCTGAACAGGAAGCCAAAGTATTGGAATCAAAAGCCAACGATACGAAAAACAAGAATGCACTAGAAGCAAAACGTGTACAGATTGAAGCCTACCGAGCTGAGACTGAGCGAATCAAGGTAGAGATTGATTCTGCACAATCAGAGTTCACTCCTGACAGATTACAGAGCATAGAGGAAGCGGTAGCTCACTTGATTGGACATATTGCACAGCCAGAAGAACCAATGATGCAACCAGAAGAACCTCAAGAAAATTCAATGAATGAAGGGATGCAATAATGTCATTTTCAGGAACAGCAGATAGTTTAGGCTATCAGCAAGCAACGGTTAACACCGCAACAGGATTAACACTACCAAGCAATACAACACCAGCTTATGCCTTGATTACAATTGAAGCACAGGCGGTTAGATGGCGCGATGACGGTACCGCACCGACCGCAGCAGTCGGTATGCCTTTAGCCGTAGGTGCTACGCTTAAATATGATGCCAACAACATCAATTCATTACAGTTCATCGGACAAGTTGCTGGAGCAATTATTAACGTTACTTATTACGGGAAGAAATAATGGACATTACACAAGGGATTAACGTTTCTGACCATGTAACCCAAACCACTGCGAAAGTAATGGTTAATGGTGACACTATTTTTAACGTTGTCGGGGATATTCAGATACTTAGCCTTCTTTCTGAATGCTACACAGATAACAATGCCACAGCTAGTACATTGCAATACTCGGTGACTACATCGCGCGGAGCTACACAAACGATATGCAATGCCTCTACATCACTAGCAAGCGCAACTGCTGGTGCTACTGTTGCGCTATCTGCCGTCAGTACATTAGCGGAGGGGCCTATTGTAACTGCAAATGGTGTTTCTATAAATACAGCATCGCGTGGAGTTAGATGCCCGTCAGGAGTAATTAAAACAGTTATTGGTGTTGGTTCAACTACTGGCACATGGAAACATTATATAAGATATGAGCCGCTGGAAGAAGGCGCTTACGTAACAGCAGCATTTTAGCAGTAAGTCTATCGGCTGACTTTAACCGAGCCAAAACCATCTTGATTGATGGTTTTTTCATTTCTAAGGATGAAAAATGAGTAAGTATTTAATCGCAATGTTATTACCTTTCCTAAATTTTAAATTAAGTTTTGGTGATGGCGATGTTGCAGCAGTAGAAACATCTCAAGGCGAAGAGATTAAAACAGCCGAACAGTCACCTATCACTGAACAGGTAGAGGAAACAGCGAAGCCCGCTGAACAATCGGCTGAAAAGACATTCACACAAGCAGAGCTTGATGAAATTGTTCAAAAACGTATATCAAAGCTTGAACGTAAGGCGGAACGGCAACGGATTGAGGCAGAAACACGCGCCCAAGTCCTGCGCGAAGTACAATCAAAACCTGAACCTGCACAAGGTAAACCTAATCCCGAGGATTTCACAGATTATTCTGAATATCAGGAAGCTTTAACCGATTGGAAGGTAGATCAGAAACTTGCATCTATCGAACAGCGTAAAGCTGCTGAGATTCAAAAGGAAAGTGAGAAATCCGAAGCGCAACGTGCAAGTGAGCGACAAGCAGAACTTGTTGAGTCTGGTGAGCGTAAATATGAAGACTTTGAGGATGTGGTTAAATCTGATAAGCATATATATTCACGTGCTGCATATCTTTCTATTTTAGAAAGTGATATTGGTTCTGACATTGTTTATCATCTTGCAAAGAATCAGGATGAAGCTAAACGCATTGCTGAGCTACCAGCTTACGCACAAGCAAAAGAAATAGGCAAATTAGAAGATAGATTGTCTGCTAAACCGCCAGTAAAAACATCAAGTGCACCATCGCCTATCAAGCCAATTGAAGGCAAGGGAAACCTTACCAAGAAGCTGGAAGATATGACTTACGAAGAAATGCTAGAGCATGACCGTAAACGTGGTGCGCGATACCTAAATAACCGATAAATAAAGGAATTAAATCATGGCAAACGTTCTAGCCACCTCAAGCATCATCGCAAAGAAAACGCTGGCAATTTTAGAGAATAGCCTTTCTTTTGCGTCAAATGTAAACCGCTCTTGGGAAGATGAGTACACGGGAAATATGTCACGTGGCTATGCCCCAGGCGCAACCATTAACATTAAACGTCCGTCACGTTATACATGGCGTGCAGGTCGCGTGTCTGTTCCACAGGCATCAACCGATTCAACCGTTCCGTTAACACTGACTCAAGGTGGTACAGATTTAAACTTCACCAGCTTTGAGCGCACTGTTGGCATTACGGAAGATTCATTGGATAGCAAAATCCAAGCAGCAATGGCAACAGTAGTTAACGAGATTGACCGTCAAGGTCTTGAAATGGCTAAGTATGCAGCTTTCAATACACTGAACGTAACAGGTGCATTGCCTACAACCCAATTAGGTGCAGTACAGGTTTATACTGATGCGATGCGCCGATTGAATGAAATGGCAGCACCGACAAATCGCGGTGAAAAAGCATTTATCATGGGTCCGGGTCTTAACGGTGCCTCTGTTGCTGGCTTGGCAGGTCTTTTCAATTCTCAAGAGAAAATCAGCAAGCAATACGGTAACGGTATGATGGTTGATTCACTTGGTTTTGTGATCGGCATGGACCAGAACGTTTCAACATTAACCTTAGGTGCAGCTACTGCAACCAATATCAATGCTGCAAATATCATAGGTTCAAACATCACCGTAGTAGCAGTTGCGGGTGGTACATTGACTCGCGGTACTGCAATTACATTGCCGGGCGTTTATGCTGTTAACCCGCAAACCCGTCAATCAACAGGAGTATTGGCAGACTTCATTGTTACTGCCGATGTGGCTTTGGGTGCAACGACAATTCCGGTAAGCCCTGCATTGGTGACAAGCGGCGCGTTCCAAAACGTAACTGCATCACCTACAAACGGTCAGCCTTATGTGATTAAAGGTGCGGCTTCCACATCATACCAATCTAATATCGCATTCCATAAAGATGCGTTCACTTTGGCTATGGTTCCGATGGAAATGCCACCTGCCGGTACTGGCGCTCGCGCTCACCAAGAATCACGCAATGGCTTTACTGTTAAGGTTACTGACGGTTATGACTTCATCAACGATAATAGCTTAATGCGTATTGACGTGTTATTCGGCTGGGCTGCAACATATCCAGAACTATCAACTCGCTACCTAACTGTGTAAACAATAGGGGAGCAATCCCCTTTCTAAAATAAAGGAAAATATCATGTCAGTAACACTTTTACGACCATACAGTACATACGCCACTGGTGCTGTTGTAACTTTGCCAGATGCAACAGAATCTGCATTGATTGCACAAGGCTATGCGACCGCTTCATTAACCACAGCAGTGCCTGCTGTTTTTGGCGGCCCTGATCAGACCGTTACCCAAAACGGTAACATTGCATCTATCCAGCAATATGGGCAATCTACCCCAACATATCCACAAGGCCCATCAATCCTGCCGGTTATTCCATTGGGAAGTGCGGCATTAACCGCAGTTGGCGCATCTTCTGTACACGTAGCAGGCACTTTGAACGTAACAGAAATTTATGTACCATATTGGGGCACATGGAAAGGCGCTGGTGTGCTTAACGGAACAGTTGTTGGTACCGATAACATGCTTGTGGCCTTGTACGGTTCTGATGGCAAACTATTAGCCAATTCTGCCGTAGCTGGTACGTTATCAGCTACTGCATCAACCTTTCAGAACCGTGACTTCTTAACCCCTGTAACGTTAGCCCCCGGCCGCTATTTTGTAGCTGTGCAGTCTAATGGAACAACTGCAACTTCTAACAAGCTGGTTGCTGCTAACGGTGTTAACGTGCTTACTTCTGCAATCGCTGGTGTATTCGGTACTGTACCTGCAACTATTACAGTTCCAACAACCAACACAACTGCTGTCGGTTGTGTAGTTCAGCTTTACGCTTAATAGTTTGCTTTTACTGCCCTTTTCACAAGAGAGGGCAGAATAAAGCTAATTAGGAGAAATCATGACAACCGCATTGGATATAATCAAAGATGCAATGGGAGTAGTTGGCGTTATCGCACAGAATGAAACTCCATCATCAAGCGAATCTGCATCAGGTTTAAAAGCATTAAATAACATGCTTGCGCTATGGGCGAATGACAGAACCTTTGCTTATACAGTTATTAATAACAATGCACCGTTAAGTAATGGCGTTATATCGTACACAATAGGCGCAGGTGGCGTTATAAACATTCCACGACCTGTTACTATCGACTATGCTTATATTCGCCTTAATAACATTGATTATCCGATGCAGAAGATAAGCAGTCAGGATTATGATTCCGTACCATACAAAAACAATCAAGGGTTCCCGCAATATTTCTATTACGATAAAGGCTTTCCATTAGGCACCATTTATATTTACGGTGCGCCGCAAGCCAACATGACATTGTATTTTGATACATGGGTGCAATTAACACAATTCACCTCATTGGTTAATGATTTAACATTCCCGCCCGGGTATGAAATGGCAATCGTGCATAATCTGGCTAAATTTCTTGCACCACGTTATGGTATGACTTTAACATCGGAAGCAGCAGAGCTTGCAGTTTCATCATTGGCGATGGTACGTGAACGCAATATTCCTGATCTGGTATTAAAAACAGAAGTAGGATTGATTAATGGTAGAGTACCTTATGGTTATGGTGCTTGGAGTTACTGATGCAAGCGATTAAACTTTTTGGCATCGGTCAATATGGTAAATCATTCAATGTAACCGCACAGGAAAGATTGAACTGTTATTTAGAAGTTCAGCCAGGTGATGATAGGTCTGTTGTAGCGGTTTACGGAACGCCGGGACTGGATTTGTTTACATCATTTGGTGATACCCCTGTACGCGGCATCTATCAGCGTGGTGATTATATTTACGCGGTCCATCGTGGCACATTCTATGAAGTGAACAATGCTGGTGTTAAAATTATAAGGGGCACAATAGGAACCACATCAGGGCGGGTATATATTGCTGATAATGGATCACAGTTAATGCTTACCGATGGCACTTTAACGGGTGGTTATGTCTATAATTACTCTACATTGGCATTTACCAATATTACCAGCGCTGGATTCTTGGGAGCTGCTACTGTTACGTGGCAAGATGGTTATTTCATTACCGTAATCCCCGGTACGCAAAGATTCCAAGTTTCAGCTTTGAATGACGGGTTAACGTGGGATGCGCTTGATTATGCGTCAGCTGAATCAAATCCTGATAATCTAGTGATTGCGATCAGTGACAATTCAAACCTATACCTGTTCGGTACGGTATCGACTGAGTTTTGGACTAATAATGGGGCTACAGACTTCCCGTTTGGTCGTGTATCAGGTGGTGCTACGGAATGGGGATGCGCGGCTGTAAATACTGTAATAAAATATGACAATTCGCTTGTTTTCCTTGCAAAAAACCGTATGGGGCAGGTAATTGTGGCGAGAATGAACGGTTACACTCCGGTTAGAATATCCACACCTGAACTTGAATTTATCATTAACAACTATTCTGCGGTATCAGACGCAACAGCATACAGTTATATGCTTGGCGGGCACCCAATGCTTGAAATAAGCTTCCCAACAGGTGATGCCACATGGTTATATGATGGACTTTCTCAAGTATGGTCTAAATTATCCAGCTACAACCTAAACAGGCATCGCACAAGTATCAATATTAACTATCTTGAAAAAACAATCGTAACCGATTATTCAAATGGCAATCTATATAGATTGAACCCATTAAGTTATACGGATAATGGCGACCCGATTACTTTTGAGATTATTTCAAGGCATATCTACCAAGATGACAAAAGGCTTGTGATTGATAGTTTACAGTTGGATTTGGAAGCTGGCGTGGGAGCGGCAACTGGACAAGGTTCTAATCCACAGATAATGCTGGCAGTATCAAAAGATGGTGGGCATGAATACGGTATAGAGCAATGGGTAAGCATGGGAGCGATTGGTAATTATAAATATCGTGCTATCTGGCGTAGATTGGGAATATCGCGTGACTGGGTATTCAAGTTCAGGATTACAGACCCAGTGAAGCGTGTTATTTTTGGAGCGACTGCGAGCATGAGGTTAGGTAAATCATGATAATCAGTCCAGTACCAAACCAGCAGACAATGGATAATAATAATGACGGTGTTATAGACCCGGCATGGAAGCAGTTTTTTAGCTCTGTATATGATGGTATATTCTATACTCAACAAAGTGGAACAACAGCGCAAAGGCCAACAAGAAGCCTTTTTACAGGAAGGTTCTATTTCGATACTACCTTAGGTATGCCTATATGGTATAAAACGGCTGGATGGGTAAAGGCTGATGGCACAGCAGCTTGATTATCTTACCATAGCACAGGATATGCACGATGTTGACAATTGCGTAGCAGTTGAAGATTATTTAAAAGTAATAACCCATTCAAAAGTATGGATGTATGAATGGGGTGTTATTTTGGCTGATGGCGATGAAATACACATGCATATCCTGAAAAATTACCGCAAGAGAGTGTTTTTAAGAAAGCCATTCAGGGAAGTAACAAAGTATTTGTTTAGTAAATATTCAGTGATAAAAACATCAATTCTTAAAAAACCTGAATTACTTGAATTTGAATTAAGAACAGGATGGAAGATAGTGTCTGAAAGTGAAAAACTGATTAACTTAGAAATGAAGAAAGAAGATTTCAATTATGTTTAAATGGTTATCTATTTTTAGCTTTATAGAATACTGCACATGCTATTGGACAGGGGCAGCCATGGTGGCTAGTTCTGTTATTTCAGGTGCCATGAGCAGTAAGTCTGCAAAAGACGCAGGTAAAGCAAGCTCTAAAGCTACTGCTGCAAGCAATGACATGTTGCAAGCCCAGATGCTAACTAACACCGGGTCATACCGTCCTTATACAGATTTGGGAGAGGGGGCATCTGCAAAGCTTTCATATCTGCTTGGCATTGGATCAAAGACAGACAAATATAGTGTTAATGATTTTGCTAATTACAACTCGGATTACGCCCCGAGTTGGTATCAAGGTAGTGGAGGTCAAAGAAATGATACCAATCTACAATATAACGATTATTTAAAAAGCATTCAAGGTGGCAGAGCGCCAAATCTTGGCCCAGATAGATTGTATCAAAATGACGATCTATCAAACCATGGATTCAGAACTCTTAATGATTATACAGGCCAAGAATATGGCGGCTTATTAAATGGCTTTACAGAAGCAGATTTAAATAAAGATGTTGTCTATAACAAAGGCCTTGAATTTGGATTGAATGAAGGCGTTAAAGGGCTAAACAGGCAAGCGGCGGCGGCTGGTGGTCTTGGTTCTGGTGCTACATTAAAGGCGCTGACACGTTACGCTAACGATTACGGGACAACGAAAGCAAGCGGTGCAAGTGATAGATTCAACCAGAATAAGCTTAATGTGTATAATATGCTATCTGGCACTGCTGGGCAGGGATTGAGTGCGGTAAACGGATTGGCCGGGAACAATACCAATCTAGTTTCTGGGCAGTCTAACAATACAATGGCTAACGGAACTAACCAAGGTAATGCAGCAGTAGCAAGCGGCGCTGCATGGGGGAACGCCATCAATGGCGGCATAGGTAATTACCTGTATAATCAACGTACACAACAACAACCAGCCAATGCTCCTGTTGTAAGTAATAGTTACCTGCCTAATTACAATAATTCAGCAGGTTCAATCCCATGGTACGCAATGTCTTAGGAAAATAAAATCATGCCAATAGACTTCTCCCCAATTACAAACATGCAACCAGTGAATCTTGCACAGATTTATGGTGCTGCCGACCAAGCTAATGCGCAGCGTATTCATAACCAGTATCTTGGTATGCAAATGCAGAAAGCTCAAAAAGAACTTGCCGATGAAGAAGCGCTAAAAGGTGCTTATGCTCAATCAATCAGCCCGGAAGGAACGCTTGATAGAAAGACATTATTCGCCAACTTGTACAAGACAAATCCAATGAAGGCATTAGAAGCTCAAAAGGCTTTTAATGAGCAGGATATTGCACAATCAAAATCAAAGAGAGAAGATACAAAATCTCAACTGGATAATGCTGCAAGCATACTTAAATTACAAGGTGACAGTGCAAAATCTGTGCTTGCTAATCCTACGCTTGACACCGCCATCTATACGACTAAACGCTTCGGTGAATTGACTGGGCAAGACGTGACAGGTGAGTTGCAAAATATTCAGGCAATCGGTGATAATCCTGATGCTTTGCGTAAATGGGCTGGTGGACATGCTTTATCAGCAGAGCAGATGCTAGGCAAGTTGCAAAACATCAATACAGGTCAATTTAACGTACAACAGATGGTTGAACCATTAACAGGTAAAGTTGTTGAAACTGGACGTACACAGATGCAAGCAACGCCTGATGCGGTCATGTCTAATGAACGTGCCATTAAAGAAGGTGCGCTTAATCGTGGGGTGACTATGCGCGGTCAGAATTTGACTGATGCTCGATCTAGAGAAAAGAATAGTATAGATAAGCTAGAAAAAGGCACATACGATTCAGAAAGAGGCGTTATAGTTGATACTCGCACAGGAATAGCAAGACCTGTAACTCAAGAAGGAACACCATTTACAGCGAAATTACCAGAGGCGCAGCAAAGGCAGATTGTAGGCACTAAAAACCTTAAAAATGCAATAAACGAATACACGTCACAACTAGATAATTGGAAAGCAATGGATACCCTTAGCCCTGATGCGAGGGCTGCTATGGGCGTTAAATATAACAACATGATGTTGCAAGCCAAAGAGGCTTATAATTTAGGCGTAATTAATGGTCCAGACCTTGAAATACTGACTAGTGTAGTTACAGACCCTAGGTCACTTACAGGCGCAATAACAAGTAATAAGGCTTTAAAATCACAAGCTGATGAACTTAATAGAATTATGGGTGATGTTGGAGGTACGTCTGCGGATAAGGTAAGAGGCAATGATAAGCCTTATGAGGTAAATCAAATAATTCCAAATAATTCAAAAATGCCAAATAAAGTATCCGGTAAAATTGCAGTTCCTATTAAATCAGATAATGACTATAACAAATTACCTTCCGGCACTAGATTTGTAGCTCCAGACGGTACCACAAGGATAAAACCATAATGGGATGGCAAGATGCGCCTTTAGAGCAGGAATCATCTACGGCATCATGGAAAGATGCGCCTATAGAAAATGCACAACAAGTAAATCAACCAATAAATGAAGAGTCGCCATCATTAGGTAAACAAGCATTAACTTTTGCGGCTAACAAAGTAAAAGATTATGCAAATATTGGATTTGGTGGCATCCGCGGTGCTGGCTCTATAGGTTCTACAATATTACTCCCTGCTGACATGATTAATCAGAAATTACGCGGAGATGACTTTCTGTCTATGAAAGATAATGAACAGCGTAGAAATGACATGACAATGGCTTTAAAAGGAATGGGAGCAGATACTGATAGCAATGAATTTGGGTTAGGTAAATTAGGCGCAGAGATAGCAGGAACCTATGATATTGGTGGAGTTATAGGCGGGGGGAAATTGCTTGGCGGAACTGCACTAGGCAATTCTATAAAATCTGGCGGCATGGCATTAGATTTACCAAAAGCAAAGAATGCGTCCGAAGTTATCAAGCAATTCTTATTGCGTGCTGGTGGCGGTGCTGTGAGCGGTGCAACTACGGCTGGATTGGTTAATCCTAATGACGTAAAAACAGGGGCTATAGTTGGAGGTGCGCTTCCAGTTGCAGCTAAAGTTGCTGGCAATGTAGGAACTGGCATATATAACTCAATAGTGCCAGAAGCTTCACCTAAAATTATACAATTGGCAGAAAAAGCCAAGAATCTTGGGATAGATATACCAGCCGATAGATTGACTAATAGCAAGCATTTAAATGCTGTTGCATCTACATTAAATTATGTACCATTCAGCGGCAGAGCTGCAACTGAGCAAAAATTTGAAAGTCAACTTAACAAGGCTCTATCAAATACATTCGGTCAGAATAGCGATAATGTAACTATGTCATTACGTAAAGCCAGCAATGAGCTAGGTCATAAATTTGATAACACATTAAAAAACAACGCTGTAAAAGTTGATGCTCAATTTTTAGATGATCTAGCAAGAACAAGACAAAACGCTGTTGATGATTTAGTCGGGGATGAGCTTACCCGTATTGATAAGCAAATAAACAATATAACAAGTAAATTAAAAGACGGTGTTATTGATGGACAGGCTGCATATAACATCAAAAAGACACTGGATAGAATTGGCAACGGTAAAGGTAATGATGCTTTTCATGCCAGGGAACTAAAGAAAGATTTAATGAATGCTTTAGATCGCAGCCTTGGTGAGAAAGGTGCTAAAGATTTTGCAGAAGTCCGTAAACATTACGGAACAATGCTTGATTTAGAAGGAATAGCTCAAAATGGGGCGGAGGGTGGAATATCTATTGCAAGATTAGCCAACATGAAAGGGATTAGAAATCCTGAATTGCAAGACCTAGCAGACATTTCCGCGCAATTCTTAAAAGCAAGAGAAGGTCAGCACGGGGCTGCACAAAGAGCAGTTGTTGGCGGACTTGCTGGATACGCTGGCGGCATTCCTGCATTAGTAGGTGGGGCGGCTGTTGGACGTGGAATTAATACTGCATTAAATTCTGAGCTAGCTAAAAAGGCTGCATTAGGTAAATTAAATTCACCAAAATTGACGGCAGAAGAACTGAAAATATTAACTTCAACTTTGCCAATATTAGCCAATCAGTGATTATTTTAAATAACCAAATAATCCTGCCAAGAATGCTAATGCAACGATTATTCCAGCTTTCAAAAGCATGTAATCTGTAATTTCCATAAATATAAATTTAACACAATAAACTGCAAGTGTGCAGTTTTTTTATTTGGAGTAGCTTATGAGTGTGCGTCTAGCCCCTGTGTTCAATAACGAACAATTTATTAATGGCCTACCAGCATCAGGCGGACTTCTCTTTAGTTACGCAGCCGGCAGTAGCACAAAGTTAACGACTTATACCGATTCAACAGGTGTAACTCCGCAAGCCAACCCTATTGTACTGAATGCACGTGGTGAACCTGCAAGCCCTATCTGGTTGACGTCTGGCTTATCTTACAAGTTTGTATTTTCACCATCTACCGATACAGATCCGCCAACGTCACCGATTCGTACCATTGATAATATTACAGGTATTAACGATAGCTCTACTACTATTGATCAATGGGTTGTTTCAGGATTAACACCAACTTATGTAAGTGCTACACAATTCACATTGGTAGGTGACCAGACCAGCGCATTTGAAGTTAACCGCAGGGTTAAATTTTCAGTTACTGCTGGTACAGTTTATGGTTATATTTCAGTTTCAGCTTATACAACATTAACTACTGTAACCGTGGTTCTTGATTCTGGTGCATTGGATGCTGGATTAAGTGCGGTATATTTAGGATTGCTCACGGCAACAAATGTTTCATACCCTAAAACCATTGCTAAATCAGGCGCTAATTCTGATATTACTTCATTAACTGGATTAACTTCTCCAATAACAGGGGTTGGTGATAATAGTAAAATACAGCCTATTACAGCATCAGTTTCCGCAAATGCTTTAACTATCACCTTAAATCCTACATCACTTGATTTTCGCTCTGCAACATTAGGAAGTGGAACGGTAAATACTCGCACCATTGCTGCTGCAATATCAGTAGTTGTTTCAAGCGGTTCTACATTAGGCACTGTTAGCACGATACAGAATAGACTTGCCGTACTCGCTATTGATAATGCCGGAACAGTAGAACTTGCAGTAGTTAATATCTCTGGTGGTAATGACCTAACTGAAACAGGACTGATTAGTACAACGGCAGAGGGTGGAGCAGGTGCGGCAGATAGTGCAAATGTAATATACTCAACAACTGCAAGAACTAATGTTCCTTATCGAGTAGTTGGTTATGTAGAAAGTACACAGGCAACAGCAGGAACATGGGCAACAGCGCCTAGCACTATTCAAGGTTATGGCGGTCAAGCTTTAGCAGCTATGTCCAGCTTTGGCTATGGGCAGACACTGCAAGATGTAACTGCAAGCAGGGCACTCTCAACGACATATTATAATACTACAGGAAAGACGATAACTGTTTATATTAAATTCGGTAACAGCAGCAGCGCTGATGTATCTGGATTACTCAATGGGGTTATAGCACTTCAAATGACTTTTGGTGCTTATTCTATATACCCTTGCATTACCCTTATAGTCCCTCCTAACATGGCGTACTCTATAACAAATTCAGCAGGAACACTATCTTTTTGGAAAGAGCTTAGATAAGGATATAAAATGGCACTACACAAAGATTTAAACAACAACATTCACGATGATGATAATGGTAAAGCACTTCATTTTCTACCTGATGGATGCGTTGAGATTACTCAAGCCGAAGCTGATACTTTACTTTTGCCAACTCAAGCCGAATTAAACGCCCAACGGAAACAAGCCATCTACGCAGAGTTATCAGCACTAGACCAAAAGAAGATTAGACCGTTATCGGAAGGTGATGCGGTTTATCTGGCTATACTTAACGCTCAAACTCATGCATTACGCGATGAGTTTAAAACATTATGAGTAGAGAATATAGCTAACGTTAGGGTTATCACTATTAAAGAATACTTGCCATAAAAAAAATGTAGAATGGAGCTATGAATGAAAAAAGAAGAAACTTTATACTTTGATTGGCAGGTGGCGTAATGGGAACACTTGCTATCCGTCAACTGGCTAATCAGACAAAAGCTAATATGGATAATGTCTTGTTGGAGTGTGATGCGATTGATGCAACTCCCCCAACTATAGGAACATTGCCAGCCATTATTTCAGCACCAAAACCTAATCAGGTATTTCAGAAATCATCTGCTTCTGGTAACGCAACATTCAAGGTTGAATGGCGCGGTGATGCAAATCTTGTTCGCATCAAGAATGGAACTGCAACGGTTGCAGAAAGCGCATCAGGAGACTTTACATTGGCGGCAGGATGGTATGATGCGGTACTTGTCACCAATGGCGTTGAAGGTGATTTAATCAAGGTTGGTGTTGGTGATGTGTTTCTAGTTGCAGGTCAATCAAATGGCGTTTCTCCATTGCAGCCATATACATTTACTGCACCTGTTCCAGCACAAGGTAAGGTAATTCTATCCGACTATTACCGACATGGATTCTACGCATTTAGAGACCCTGCTGTGGAACCTTTAATTGCAGATGTTGCCAATGGTGTTTATGTTGGTGGCATCTGCTGGTTATATTGCGGAATCACATTAAACAGAAACTATCCTGTAATGTTTGTTAATGTGGCCCAAGGTAACACGTCAACCACAGATTGGGTGAATAATTATATACTGCGGGTTTTTGATGCGTGGGCGATTTATAAACCAAAAGCAATTCTATGGTTTCAAGGTGAGTCGGATGCTGTCAATGGCATTAGTCAAGCTACAAGTTATGCTAATATGGATGCTTGTATATCTAGTTTAAGACAAGTAACAGTTACGCCATGGATTATTGCTAAAAACTCCATTAATGGTGGTTATGCACCTATCCGCGCAGCTCAACAACAGGTGATTGATAAATGGTCTCATGTTTATCAGGGGCCTGATACAGACACAGTGAGAAACCCTGCTGTAAATACTGATAATGAGTTTTTCGGAACGCAATTGCAGAGTATTGGAAACTTGTGGGCTAATTGTATTACATCGCTAGGGTTTTAAATGTAACTAACAAAATAGACCGCTTCGGCGGTTTTTTCATTTTTAGGAGTGGATGTTGGAATCTTTAATTGTCATCAAGGGGTGGATAGTAGCGCATGTTCCTGCTGCTATCGGTTCAGCATTGTCACTGTATGTCAGCCGTGAAAAAACGGCAAATATGCGAAAGATTGAGATATTCGGCGTATTCTTTGCCGGAATTGCCATTGCCCATTATATCGGTGGTGGGGCTATTGAGTATTCAGATATATCAGCAGATTCGCTTATTGCCGATTCTATAAAAATGACCGTTGGTTTGATTGGCATGGCATTGGTAACGAATATAGTGATACAGGTTCCCCTTGTGTTGTCTGCAATCCGCAGGAAATGGCTAGGTGAATAATGATTTATTTATTTTTGTTTGCATTATGTATCGCAGTTGAATTGTCACTGAAAATAAACACTGACAATATACTTAAAAAGCTAGGCATAGGATTTATCGCGGTTGGCGCTTTGGCAGAATACGACCATCATCATACACCTTTAATTGTTATTGGTATCGTGATCTATTTCGTGGTTAATCTGTGTACAGCTTATTGCTCAAAACCAAAAAGAAGGATTATTGATAAATGATTACCATTGATGAATATGTAGGCGTACATAAAAACAGTTTAGACTGGAATGGCGCTTGCCAACGTGCAGCAGAGATATTATTAGACCGTGCAAACAGGTTGATTGATGAATATGTTGCTGATGGTCATGTTATAGAAATCAATCCAAAGACAGGTTCGCAAATATCAGGTGAGACTTATGGTGGATTCAGGCCGCAATCCTGTCCTATCGGTGCGCCATATTCCAGTCATAAGTTAGGCATGGCGGTAGATATTTACGATATTCATAATGAACTGGATAACTGGATTGATGCAAATCCTGATGTACTTGTTAAATACGATTTATATCGTGAAGCACCAATCTCGACCCTTACATGGACGCACCTTGCTACTAAAAAGCCGTTATCTGGCAGACGTACTTTCCTCCCCTGAGAATATTATGATAATTTTATGGATATTACGCATTAAATCAATTTTAAGCGCTCTGCTAAACTTAATTATTGAGAATTACAAGGTTTTTATTATTCTGGCAATGGTATTGGCTATCTTTTACTATAAAACGCGCTATGAGCACGAAAAAGTGGCTTTTCAGGCATATAAAGCAGAAATAGCACAGCAAGCAAAAGAGCAGCAGATTAAAAATGATATTTTACGTAAGCAAGCTGAAACAACTGTAACAGAAATTGTTGCAATTCACACACAGCAATTAGCAGACGCAAAGCTAGACCGTAAACGTGTAGAGGATAAACTGAAAGGATCAATCAATGAAATTAGCAATGATATTAATATTTACCGTGATGCTGTCAGCTTGCGGAACTCAACCAGTAGCATTAACGTGTCCAAAGTGGCAGAAAATACCAGCGGAACTTCCAACCCCAGCGGGAACTGCAACGAGACCCTTGCGACAGTTGTAGATGCTTGCAAAGTCACTGATTATGATTACGAGGCGCTGTATAACTTGTATAATAAGCAATGTCAGATTTATGGGTGCGAATGATATGTTTACGAAACGTGAAAATATAAACATATTGAACATGATATATTTACAAATTGTATTTTTATAATCATTTCCATTTGCGCGTATTAGTTCCATACTTAACCTTATCTACAATATCCATTTACTTACCCCTCGCTCTAATAGCATGTGCTATAGCTGCTTTATTTTCGATACATGTTTCTGCAATCTTCGCACACTGTTCTTTTTCATCAGCCCTGATTAGATTTACGAAGGTTTCAAGTTGTGTTTTAGTGAATGTGTACTCATGCCCTTGCTCATACACATTTTTGTTATACTCGTACTCAACTGCACCACACAATTTAGCCAATTTAAGTATCTTGCCTGTCATATCAACCTTTCATTCCCTCTAAGCATTTTAAAATTGCAACTCTGGCCGCCTCGTATTTATCTCGATGATCTTCCGCGTATGCTATAACGCTGGCTCCATCCCCCGATGCTGTTGCAAATGAACCATTAGAATCAATTAATAAATGTTTATCGATGAAAAGTCTAAAACATCTGGCATCGTCATCGGCTAGCCAAATTGTATAAGTGCCTCCTACAATATCGGTAACTTCTACGGAAGCATCAATACCGTACTTTTCTGCCACTCCATTGCTTATCTCAATTTTGTCTTGTTGGTTCATTTTTTAGCCTCCTCCTTGTATTTAAGTTTAGGTTCGCGCCATATGAACCAGCCCAACCATAGCCCCATTACAATCCCAAAACTGTATGCAGCGATTACTACCCATCCCGGAATGTTCATCATTCAGCCTTTCTTAGTGCATATAGAGGTGTAGTGCATTCAATGGTTTGTTTCCACATAATCCCATAGTCGCCATTATTTTTAAGCATTCCTATTGCTACTGGCTCACCTAACCTTCTCTCAATCTCACTCTCAACATAAGCATTAAGATCGTCTAGTGTTGGATAAGTTAAAGTCATTGCATCTTTTAGAGCCGCATTAAAATCATCATCTAGCGTATAGTCATACTCAAACTCGATACGATTTATTGCCGCTCTAAAATTATTATTCTCGAATTGTGATAGTAATAGGCATTCTTGTAGGAGTTCCATGCGCTCCAAAACATCGTCACTCGCAAATTGTGTTTTCTGAGTTAATTTACACTTAATTTCCGGCTTTAATGTCTCATATTGAGATTTTAAACTTTCGAGTTCTATATACGCCGACTTTGCTGCCGATTCTGCATTCTGAAAACTAATTCGCCATGACTCGTAACTCATAATATACTCCATATAATCAATAACTTAATATTTAAAAACACACCTGACCAATTAAAAATAAAATACGTCATGTGGCTAATGTTAGTTATACGTCTTGCCCTGTCAGCGCTTTCCACGACCGAGCTAGTTCTTCGGCCTGCGTCCCCGGCGTAAATTTTCCATCACTCGTAAAGTGCCAACTTCCGCAATACTCACGGCGAATCTCGCGCCTTGTCGTTTCGCTTTTCTTCCACCACAAAAATCCGGTTTCTGTTGTTACATCAACATCGGCGAAATACTCCAAGTCAATAGCGGTTCTCCCTTTGGTTTTTGTCCGTTCAAAATTACTTAGCTTCATTTTCTTCTCCACGTATAACAGTGCCTTCAACGGCGACCGCCCTTACGGGCGTCGCGTTAAGGCGGCGTTAGCCCGCACAAAATCCACTATTGGAACATCGCACCAGACGCCATCCTCAAACCTCACTTGGAGAACCCGAAATCGTGAGTGTTGCTGCATATCAATAAAGAAGGCCGCAGGATGTTTTGAAACCTCTCGGTCGCCTGCGGGTATATCGAGCCATCGAATGTCTTGCATCTTCAACCTTTCTGCGGGCTAACCCCGCATTGAACCCGGACTCGCGGAAAAGCGCCGCGAGCCGGTTAATTTAGACGTTAGGGGCCTCGAATGTCAGCGCCTCCATCTTTGCGATGCTCTTGCGCAGAGACACAATCTTCGCCTTGCGCATTTCCTCTGCCCTGGCAAGCGCTGCTTCCGGCGTCAGGTGCCAGTCGTTACCGTGTGCGTATTGGCTGCCGTACCCGACATTCCCATAGGAAATCATCGTTTCACTGCACAACTCCGCATCTACGGCGATGACCCCCTTTGTCAGCGCGTACTGAGTGATGTACGCCTTAATCTTCTCGTCCTTCACTTCGTTTCCTTTCCGGGGCGCACGGCCCATAACCATTCGGTCAACCGGACAGCCCTACGCTGAGCTCAGGTCTGCCGGTTACCTCAGACGTTAGCAGTCAATCTAATAGCTCATGTTTAAATACAGCCCACATTTGCCAGTTTTGTATTTCCGTTTCAGCTTTTTCAGCAAGCCGAGCTTCTTCTTGTTTGTGTCTTTCTATGGCAAGCTCTGCACCAGCTTCTGTTTTATGCAAGCTTAGTGTCGCAAAAGCGCTTTCATGTATGCAGTCGTTATAAACAGCAGCGTAAATTTCAGTCATAATAGTCCTCTCAATATTGTTACTGCTAACCCATCCATCAAGCGGGACTTCTATGAAGCCCCTTATGTCAAACGTTGGGCCTCATTCCCTTGATGTTCCCGAGCTTGCCTTTCGCCTGTTCCAGCCGCATGCGCAACGAGGCAACGTCCCGCTCTGCTTCTGCGATCAAAAACGAGTGTGCGGCTTCCCATGTGTCGTGCCAGTTACTCCAGTCCGAAACCTTGTTTTCCCTACTACTCCGAAATCCATTTCGCGCCGGTAGCACAACCTGTTTGTCTGTTTCGCGATCGACTTCCAGCGCCTCTATCTTGTCGAATCTTGTCCTGTACTTAATCATGCTTTTGTCCTTTCTTCGTAACCAACTGAGGCCCAACCCATCGGTGAACCGGACCTTCGCAAAAAGCGCGAAGGCCGGTTACCTCAGACGTTAGACACCTAATTGCGCACTATTGCTAAACCAGTCGCTTATCTTCGTTGCCAGTTCTTTTAATTTAGCTGGTCGTTTGCTATTGCAAAACCGTATTAAATCCCAAAACGCTGTCGCATCTTCTTCTGTTTCAAGAGTAATGGTTATAGGTTGAAATTTTGCTTTTTGTTCAAGTTTCATTTAAGTCTCCTTTAGATCGTGGCTAACCCTGCATTGGTATGGGACGCTTCGCGCCCCACAATTCAAACGTTAGGCTACACTTTGATGTTCTAGATATTACAGCTTCGTCGCTTCAATAAGATTATCAATATGTACATTAATAGCTTCCCCAAGATTGCTAACTGCTACAACATTGTTTGCATTGCCAAGTGCCACAGCAATATCTCTAATAGCCTCTTTAGCTTCTCGTATAGCTTTGTTCTTGGCGCAAATACGACCATACTCCGCCATCTTTTCTATGTTGTCGTAATTATCAATCATATCAATGTCCTTTGTAAATGTTGTAGTTAAAACTGAATATCGTCCTCAAAATAATCAAACCCAGACCCGCCTGCTGCAGGTTTAGCCGCAGCTTGTGCCGGTGCTGGTCGTGCTTGACCCTGACTTGGTGGCGCTTGATTGTAATCGCTATCACCTCCGCCCTGATCCATACCGCCATCATAGCTGGCATTTGACCCGGCGCTGTCACGACCACCCAACATTTGCATCTGGTCAGCGATAATTTCCGTGGTATAGCGGTCCTGGCCTTCCTTGGTTTGCCATTTGCGCGTTTGCAAGCGGCCTTCAACATATACCGGACGGCCTTTTTTGAGATACTCTCCGGCAATTTCTGCAAGCTTGCGGTACATCACAATATTGTGCCACTCGGTACGCTCCTGCTTCGCGCCTGATTTGTCTTTCCAGCTGTCAGTCGTTGCAATACTAAAATTACATACTGCCTCGCCATTAGGCATGTAGCGCACTTCCGGGTCGCGCCCTAAATTGCCTACCAAAATCACTTTATTCACTGATGCCATGTTATGCCGCCTTATCTATTGGCGTTAGTTTTTCTTTACGTTTTGCCATGATTGAGTCATAGCCTTCCGGTGTTGCCCATGCAGGTAATGCAGGTGTTTCTTTAATGTGCTTATACTCATCTAGTGCAACCCATACATTAGGGAGTTGATAAAGATAGCGACCTATGCCAAACATGACAGCAGCACGTTTAAACGCATCACTAATCGCCCCTTTTTCTGCTTCTATATCGCTATCACCTGCACCATTAGAGCGTGTAATCCAAGTGCCATCAACCAATACGATAATCTCGCAAATGGTCTTATTATCTGCATGGCTGTATCTGCATTGCCAGTTCATACCGAACACATCATCAAGCCTAGCCATCACATCACGCGCGTCAATATAAGCTAGTGCAATACCTTTTGATTTATCTTTGCTGGTTGCACCTACACGCCAGCTAATTGACTTCACTGGGAACGGTCTTTTAAGTGCTTCTAATAATTCATTCATGATGTTCACCTTTTGCTAATGCTTCTAAGTATTGCTGATATTCCTGTTGTTCTTTCTGGTTATGTAGCCAGCATTCATATTCTTCATGGTTAAGTTGCAATTCCCGATCATCACCATAATCATGAATGTATGAATCATTACTCATATCAAACTCCTAAATGCCTCTAATGCTGACTGCTTCACCGTTAATCCAACGCTGCGATTCTTCGTGTAGTAGTCATAAAATATGTAGCCAATCATACTTAAAACTATGATGATGTAGCTGATGAAAACGAACACACATAAATTATTGATAATCCAGTTCATTCTATTCCTTTGGTCGATAACAATACAAGGGTTTAGGTCTATAATCATTGCAATTCTTGTTACCTTTTATTTTGTTACATTTTGAACATAGAACTTGTAAATTTGTAAATTCAAACGTTAATTCAGGATAAAATTTACGAGGTTTTATATGATCAACATTTATTTTTATAGTATTAGATGCACATACTCCACATTTCATACATTTATACCCATATACAGATAAAACATTTTTTCTAAGCTCTTTCCATTCCTTTGAATAAAGTGCAGAGTTTGATGTTTTAGTTAAAATTGCAACTTCACAATCAGTCATTTTTGAAATTTTGTGCATTGATGAAATTTTCAAAGCTTTTTTGTTAAGTCTAATTTTTAACGCTTTTGTAGACATTTGTTTCGCCCAATAAAAAAGGCTTCACCTGGATACTCACCTTTAAGGTGTTGGTGGAGCGGTATAGTAACCGCCAGTATCCATGTGAAGCCTTACTATGTTTATTGCCACCAAGCAATTAAACATTAGTTTACTTGATTTATTTACCATGTCAAGCATTTACATTCCAATCAACACAGATAAAACTTCGATCCTGCTAAATCCAGCTTTACGAAGTAGTTTATATTTAGCGATTAATTTCATGACAGCAACAACCACATAATCACTACCAGCACAATCACAAAGCTTGCACCATGCGCGAACATTTCATATTTGTTCATT